CAATGATTTTCATGTTTTTTACTTAGTTGCTCCTTTCTTAATCCCATGCAATAGGAATAGTAGTTAATCTTCAATTCATTCTCAAGGATATAATCATGCCACTCTATGATTTTTCCCTGGGGTTGGTTGCTCTTGATGTCAAAATATATATCCGAGAGACTGAAGAAGAAGTGGGATATACTAAATACGTCAATACTATCATTACCAACGGAAAATTCATAAGTGAAATCGTGCTTTTCACAAAATTCCATAAGCAGCCTATCTACGGCTACCTCAAAGGCTCTTAATGGGGTGTTAGTTTGTTTTTTCATTTGCTTTTTGTTCTTTTTTCTTTTTATTAATGTCGTCCATGTGTAAATACATTATCTCGGTTAAATCGTTCGCGTATGCACTGAAGGCATTGAGTAGCTGCGGGTCTATCTTATTGGCCTTTTCAAACTCTTCTACTACTTCGTTGTTTTTCTTCTTGCATTCCATAAATACCTGTTTAAGCCTAAACCTTGGATAGCTTTCATCAATCATGTGAAGTAATTCACTGGTAGCTTTGCAATAGGATAATGCCATAATCATATAATGAGCCATATTCTCCCGCTTAAGAATCGGTTTTACCTGGCTTTCACGATAATCAGCTACAGCTATCTCAATGAGATGTTTAGCTTCCTTCTCTGTGATTTGTAGCCCGCGTGCTCTAAGTTCTGTTAAAAATTTCATGTTTTAAGGATTGTTATTTGTCATTAGTAACTTGTCGTTTTCAAAGATATATTCCAGTGCTATTTCTTTTTTCAGAGATATATCATCATCCACGCTTTCAAAGGACTGTTTCAGACGGCTAACAAGGCTTTTGTTATCTCGCTCCTGGATCTTGCGTTCCCTATAACGCTTGGTTAGTAACTCCTTTTCCGCTGCGGTGAAATCAGTTATCATACCTCGCTGCTTAAGACCATCATATATCCAGCAGTTGAATAAAGGGAGTTGTCCTGTCTGCTTGAAATCGTTGTAAAAATGTTGTACACTCTCCCTAAATTGTGCTTCCTTTTCCTCTTCTGATAGCTCCTCTTTGGGCGCTGGTAGGCTCATAGGAAGGTTATTGACTTGTCTGGTATTTCTTAGCCATTCCTTGTACTTTTTCAATATCTCACAAACATAAGGGGCATTGATTAGCTGATAATGCTCTGTGCGCACGCCAAAATCTCCGTATCTTTCCATTTGAAGGGATTTGTATAGCTCCTCTAAAGAAAGTGAAGAAAAGCGACTTAAAATCATTCCTGAAATATCAGACTTGTTGATAGGGTCTATTTCTCCCTTGAAGCCGATAAGGGCAGCATGCTGGGCGATGATAGTGCCAATGCCTCCGCGGGCTTCTATTGGGTCAAGCGCTCGGATAGGGGTGAATGCCAGTACCTGCCGTGCAAAAGCTGCACCTTGCAATTCACCAGCCTTGCATATTTGCGGCAATGTTGGCAGCGGTTTGACGTCCGACAACATTGGGGGTTGCTGTGTTTGTAGTATGAGTTCCTGAGATGATGTTTCCATTTTGGTCAATTATTACGGGTTCTTGCGGGTTGTGTGGTTGTTGGGCACTCTGTACCCAGCTGGCCTCAAAGCCTTTCCATTGCTTCTGCACTACCAAGGCGAGGATCTCGTTTTTATCTCGTCCTGTACGTTGTACATGTCCAAGGAAGGTCTTAAAAGCAAGTTCGCTATTGACGGCTTTCTTTGCCTTGCGTATCTTGATCCATTCCTCCGTGAGGTCAGCAGCAAATCCTGCCGATAGCATAGCTTGCCTGAAATTGAAAGGAGGGGGGGCGGCCGCAACTTGGGGGGAGGTTTCTTTTTGGTCGCTTAAAGACTGATTGTTTTTTTTCTCCTCACTAAAATCCACACTCGCGCTTTTTTGTTTCTTTTTTTCTAAAAAAGAAATATTATCATTTACATTATCATTTACATTTACATTAGGGGTTAGGTTGGGGTTTTCTTGGGGTTTTTTAGGGGTTAAGGTGGGGTTTTCTTGGGGTTTTTCTTTTCTTGGTCTTCCTCCTTTTTTACCATGCTCTGCTCCTAATTTACCATTCTCAAACCTTTGATTATTAGCGTCTAATTGAGGTTTTATAAGGGCAAACATCGCTTTTGTTATCGGCTTCTGATTTTCAGTTGTTACTCCGTTTAAGCCATACTCCATTATGGCTGTGAGCACTTCTCCCTGAATATCTCTCGGCAGTTCCTTTATCCCTTCATAAAAGCTCCTGTAAAAGACAAAACTTTCTCTTTCCATGTTTTGTTATTTAAATGAACATTTTCTCACTAACTTTGCCTAAGCCCTCTCCTTGAGCATACATGCCAAGTACAAGCGAGGGCATAAGACAAAGAATGAATGAGTATCTATGATATTTTTTGCAATTCCTTTTCTTGTTGCTCTTTCTCCATTATCTCTATGAAGTCAAACAAAGTAGGCATGCTTACTTCTTCATCGGCAGCCTTGCAATAAGATGCTCCATCTAAGAAATATTGAGGATTGAGTTCAAAACCTATCCCATAACGACCCTTGAGGATTGCTCGATAAGGCACTGTCATTAGTCCTCCAAAGGGATCTAATACTACATCTCCCTTATTGCTCATCTGCTCAATCACACGGTCTGCTATATCAAACTGCATTGGGCAAAGGTGCATTTCTTTTCCCTTGCTCCATTGGGAACCATTAAGGGTAAGCATACGAGTAATATCCGTCCAAACTTCCTCGCTCCAGCTTTGTGGCTGTAAGAGCATAAAGGAAGTGGGTAGTTTGCCGTATAGGTCTAATGTTTCCGCAATCTTTACATTGTGCTCGTGGTTATACACTTCATTAAGAGAGAAGTTTTTGTACTCCTGGAAAATAACATTGTGTGGTAGTTTAGCGAGTTCTTCAGGGGTCAAACAACGATTACCAGAGGAGCGTGTAAACCCGTGTGCATCTATCTGCCATTTGGCGCGTGTGTAATCACTTTTACTCTTAACCACTGGTTCATCAGCATAAGCATTTGTTTTGTCTGTAGCTGGCTTTCTAAATAGTAAGAGATATTCAGGCATTCCTACTCCCATTTTAGTTCCATCTTTACATTGTTCACTCCACCCTAATCGATGAGTTTGCTGGTTCTCCCGAACCACATCAGTAACAATGGTTTTCATACCCATATAAGCAAAACCATGCTTGGTGTAGTGCTGTATGCAATCTACATGAAAGGGATATACTGTTTGTACACCCATTCCTGATAGTCCCATGGGTACAATACGGTCTTTTACGTGTATAGCTGCTATCCTGCCAGGCTGTAACACTCGGAACAAATTAGGGGTGAGATAGTCCATTTGTTTAAAAAACTCTTCATTGCTTTCAGAGTGCCCAAAATCAGCGTAATTAGGGGAGTACTCATATTGGGTGCTGAAAGGTATTGAGGTTAGGATAAGTCCCACACTATTATCTTTCAGAGCGTGAGGATTTTTATTAGGATTGAGTTCTAATACATTGTCATTATTGACGATCTTGTAATTTCTCCCTACTATTTCTATACGCTCTACCCCTATTTTGCGGGTGAGTACTTGTGCCATTTCAGAATGAGATAGTCCGTATTTCTTGATTATTTCCGTCATATTCTTTACGAGTTTGTTGTGATTTTTCCACTTAGTTTCTAAGGTTTTTCGTACGTTGCGTTCTGCTTCTGTATAGATTAAATCCACACGTACTTTGTTCTTTTGGAGGAAGCGCTGTAAGCGGTGTATAGATTGGATAAAATCGTTGAACTTATAGCCTATTCCTAAGTATATAGCCCAGCTGCAATACCTTTGAAAGTTACACCCTGAACCTGCTATCACGGGCTTTGCTCCTAACTCCTGTAACTCTCCATAAGAAAAAGCTCTGATAATCTCCTCACGTTTTTCAAAGTCCTGAGACCCATATATTGATCTAAGGGTTGGGATAGCCTTTTCAATCGCTTTGCGTTCACTTTCCAAGTCGTGCCATATTACACGATGTGCTTCAGGGTCTTCTGCTCGGAGTTCTAACATCTTTTGGATACGATCCTCTAATGAGTCTCTTTTCTCCTTGGCCGATGCTTGCAAGCCTAATGCTACATCTTTAAATAGGAGACCTTGCCCGTGCTTATCAAACCCCGCGTCTAAGTGATTGGTAGGTATTTCATGCCAACGCAAATCTAATTCAGGGAGGATATACCCTATATCATCAGCTTCATTTTGGGTAATATCAGAAGGCTTTGTTACAAAAAGTCCCCAAGAGGATACCCATAACCAAAACTCCTCTTCTTTATGAGCATGTAGGGTGAGTTTGTCTGCTTTGGTACTATCACGCTTAAAGAAACGTGTTTTGGCTTGTGATACATCCATCACTCCTAAGAAATCAGCATAAGCTAATAACTCGATGTAATCATTAGGGGAGGGAGTGGCCGTGGCTACAAATCGATATTTGATATTGTCTGCTCCTCTACGTTGTTGCATGGGGCCGGCATCACCTGTAAATAACCTCATAAACTCGCGGAACGTTTTAGAGCCTCCCAAACCTCGGAGGATACTCGCCTCATCAAGGCTTGCCACTTGAAAGTGTCGAGGGTCTAACTTTCCATCCCTGATACTTTCATAATTGGTGAGGTATATCCCATCCTTGTCCTCTGTTTCCTCGATACGTCGAATAAACTTAGGGGCTACCTCCCAACCAAGGATATTTTTAGCATCCTCGATAAACTCTTGTCGTACAGATAGCGGGCAAACTATTAGCCCTTTGCCACCTCCTGCCTTTTGGAGCACCACTCGTACTGCTTCCAGCTGGGTAACGGTCTTATGTAGCCCAAAAGAAGCAAAGCAGGCACGCCTACCACCCTCTACCATCCACTTTACCATTAATCGGTTATGGGGCTTCATTCGAGGGTTAATCTCATCAAGGCTACAAGGAAACCCTTGCTTAGGAGCTATCTTGATTTTGTTCTTTAAAAACTCTTGATACTCGTTCATTTTTGATTTGATTAGAGATTTGATAAAGATTGCCGCGCGCTCAATCTCCTTTCAAATCGGTTGT